TAGGAGGAAAAACTTGATCAATAATAAAATGCTGGTAGGGGTAATTGGTAGTACGTTTCTGTTGGTGTCTATTTTAGGCGCTATACCGTCTCATGCAACCAAAAACAATTTATCAAAACAGGGAGTAGTTGCTCTTGCCACCCCAGAGGTGGCTTTTCTGCTTTCTGAGGATAAAAATAAAAAAATACTTACTAAGTATGAAAATGCTCATAGTTTAACTGACGGCCAGTTGGTTGAATTACTTAAGGCAGTAGGGTTCAAAGGAAAGGCTTTAAGAACCGCTTGGGCGGTTGCTAAGGCTGAATCTAATGGTCGCCCGTTTGCATTTAACGGAAACACCAAGACTGGAGACTCCTCATATGGAATCTTTCAGATTAATATGCTTGGCACATTGGGTCCAGACAGACGAGATAAGTTTGATCTTGATTTAAATGCTGAGTTATTTAGCCCAGTTACAAACGCTGAAATTGTCTATCATATGACAAAAGGCGGTACTGATTGGAGTTCATGGTCATCTTATAATAAAGGTGCTATAAACAAATGGCTAAATAAATTCCCTAATCAATAATTTTAGGGCATAAAAATACCCCCAGGCTTCAAGGTCTGGGGGTTATTTTTTTTATTTAATTATTCAATAACTTCTTGTTCATTTACTAATTCCTCAATAAATGATGGTGGATCAATAAAAACTCCACCTTCATATATAGAACCTGTCATACAGTTTTGATTCTCATTTAATAAAACAGCACTAGGATAGTGTTGATCTATAAAATCTTGTTCAGCCTCTATAATATTTTCTACAACTATTCCATCTTGCTTTAATATTGCCCAACGCATTTTTACTCCTTATGCCCAATAAGTAACTTTAACATACCCAGAGGCTCCTGCTCCACCAGCGCCAGCATTTCCAGCACCTCGTCTTGCTCCGCCACCTCCGCCACCACAGCCTGGATCTGTTGCGGTTCCTCCAGTTATAGTTCCAGAAGAAACTCCACTAACACCATTAAGACCACCTTCATTAATAGTTCCAGCATTTCCACCAAGACCATATGATGGATTGGTATAGCCCTCTCCTCCACCACCTCCGCCACCACGCTGCAACATTAATATTTCTGAATATGCTGTTGATACCCAAGGTGCGCTTGCTGCTCCAGTATTTGATCCAATTGTTGCAATTCCAAGACCTTGGCCATTTACTGTTGATAATAGGGGTGAAACGGAATTGCTAGTATTAGATGGTATTGTATAATAAAGTCCAGGCCATCCTTTACTTCCACCTCTATATTCATAGTTTGCAGTAGGATTTGATGTTTCAATTTGGTAACCAGCAGAGCCTCCAGATCCACCAGCACCACCAGCGCCATCATATCCACCACTTTGATATCCACCAGTAATGTAGAATCCATATGCAGCAACTGGTCGTCCATACATAGTGCCTGTATTGTTAGCATGTCTTCCAAGACTTCCACCACCGCCACCTGGTGCATAGAATGTAGAGTTAACGTTAGATGCTCCTCCACTACTTCCATTATTTCCAATACTATCTGGAGCAACTGCTGCACCACCTGCACCACCTGCGCCAATTGTTATAGTAGCGTTTGAAGTTAAAGACACTCCCTTATAAAGAGCAACAACTCCAGATCCTCCACCACCTCCGCCACCACTTTGAAATGTGCTTGAGGCTCCACCAGAACCGCCTCCGCCTCCGCCTCCGCAAATTTCTAAATCAACAATAAGAGGATTGCTTGCACCATAACCTGAAGGTAGTGTAAAAGTTCCACTTGATGTAAATGTTTGTGTTTTAAGAACAACCCCTCCGCCTGCAGCAGGAAAAACTTGAATACCCATTTAATTGCCTCCTTATGAAATTTCTACGCCAGAAATATGATAATTTACATCTGTAGCAGAGGCAAGTCCTGTAATGGTTTGTGTAGCAGTAAGTACTTGCTTTAGATCAATGTATACCGTCGAATTTGCGGAAATTGATGTAGTTGTATGAAGTGATGTACCTGCAAGACCTAGTGTAAAAGTTCTTGAAGATGATGATGTATTTGTGATAGCAATATTTGATACTACCGTCGTTGTTGACGCTGGAACGGTATAAAGTGTTGCCGATCCTGTACCAAATGCTCCACGAGCAAGTGCCTTAGTTGTTGTAGCCATTAGTTACTACCTCCGATAGTGTTATTATATAGCATTTTTACAATGCCCCCATTAAAATAAGGGTTAATTCATCTTGAATACTTCCTACTCCATTTGTTCCAGATAATGTTATATCTCCAGATACTGTTAATGAAGTAAGTGTTCCAGTTGAAGTAATAGATGAAAGATTTCCTGTTGTTATTACAGTACCGTCTACATTTGGCAAAGTGATTGTACGGTCTGCTGTAGGATTTGTTACTGTAAGTGTTGTTTCATATGCATCATCTCCACCAGATCCTTCAAATATAATACTTGAGTCAGATAGATAGAGTGATGAAACTGTTGGTCCTGATAGTGTACCGCCTGAAATTGTAGCGGTAGATGTAAATGTTCCAGAAATTGTAGCACCAGAAATTGTAGGAGCAGTCAATGTCTTATTAGTCATTGTCAAACTATTATTTGTTGTTGCTACTACTGTTGTGTCTACAGATAGAGTTACATTTCCTGCTGTACCGCCACCTGTTAGACCTGTGCCTGCAGAAACTTGAGAAATATCTCCATCGTTAGCAGTCCAAGCAGAACCACTGTAGTATTGAATTTGATTAATTGTATTTCCACCAGCATCTTGGCGAACAAAAATAATTGTTCCTTGTACTGGTGATGTGATCGCTGCGTCTCTTGCGGCGGGATTTAAAAAGTTATTAAAGCCATCTCTAAAAATTACAGCATCATCAAATGTAACATCATTCAAATATGTTTGAGTATTAGTCCACTCATATGCTGAGGCTGTGTCAATTTTTGCTCCGAATGCATACCAGGTATCTCCTACCTCGTCATACATGTATGCGGGTTTTCCGCTATTATCAAATGATGCTGGCATAGTGTTATTATAGCAGAATTATATCTGCTATACCTCGCTTTCTATAGGGTGCCAATTAACTGTGTTTTCATTCCAAGTATAGGCTTTTCCATCTTCTGGATATGGAACAGGAGATTCCCACAAACAAGTTTCTTCATTTAATGTCCAAGAATCAAAAGGCTTTGGAGAAATAAATGCATCACGTATTGGGTCATATAAATATCCTATACCTGCAAAATTTTTACGAAGTGGTATTCCACCATTATTATGAACTCCACCATGTGTATTATAAGAAGTCTTTACCCATGTACCGCCAAGATTTTCAAGAAGCCAAGAATAACCCTCGTCTCCTGCTGGATCGTTGTTATCTCCAACAGTTACACGAACTACAATACTATTTTCATCAATTTCTGCCCAATGTGCCATTAAACTGTATACCTCACTAAAACAATTCCACTTCCACCATCTGGTTGAACACCATTACTTCTCCATGCTCCGCCACCGCCACCAGTATTTGCTGTTCCTGCAGTATTTACAGTTCCGTAAGCACCACCGCTTGTTCCTCCACCACCATTTCCACCAGCACTACCAGGACCTTGTGCACAGGTTCCAGCGCCTCCTCCTGCAAACCAATATGTTCCAGAGACATTTTGTCCAGATGTAGTTGCAGCACCCCATGTTGACCATGTTGATAATCCTACTCCACCAGGTCCACCAGTTGTACGTAATGATGCAGAATATCTATCTCCGCCTGCTCCGCCTGCTCCACCTCCGCCACCACCAGAAACTGAACTTACGTTATAAGCACCATAGGCTTTTGCAGAAACTCCACCACGTGTTCCGTATCCAGTTCCTCCACCAGAGTTTCCTTGATTAAAGTTTGTTGGTGTACCGCCAGGATTTCTTTGTGAACCATTGACCTGATAAGAATGGCTAAAGCCTCCACCAGATCCTCCAGTTAAGCCATCACATGTTGATGGTGGTGTACTGCCAGAAGTTGTGTAGGATGCAGCACCTCCACCACCTCCGCCATTTGCTGTTATTGTTCCACCAAATGTTGAGTTGTTTCCATTAACCCCTTGTGTACCTTCACTAGTTCTTCCTGTTCCACCAGCACCCACTACAACTGCATAATTACCAGTTGAAGTTGCATATGATGAATGATAAACAACTCCACCTGCGCCACCTCCACCACCAGCAGGCCTTCCTGCACCGCCTCCTCCACCAGCAATTACTAATACTTCAACATTTTTACTTCCTGAAGAAACTGCAAATGTTCCATTTCCTGTGAACTTATGATATTTATATCCTCCAGATGTTACTTCTGTTCCTCCAGTTGCAACGAATGGAGCAATTGCTGTAATGCTATTTGATGCAGCAGACGCTGTTGATGTACCGTTTGCATTTGTAGCAGTCACTGTAAATGTATAAGACGTTCCAGCAGTAAGGCCAGACACTGTTATTGGGGAAGAGCCAGTTCCTGTAATTGATCCTGGAGAAGAAGTTGCAGTATAAACAGAAA